AGAATAAGGCTATCTTAGTACTAGCTGAGCAAGTGAAATCACTTGGTGAAGACGTAAGAGAGCTTAAAAATTTAATTCAAAACAAACAACAATAAAAGGAGAAAATCATAATGATTAACTGGAAATTACGTTTACAAAATAAAGTAACACTTATTGCTCTTTTGGGAGCTATCTTCCTAATGGTCCAACAATTCGGTCTTGAAGTACCGCAAAATATCCAAGACGGAGTGAACACGTTTGTTTATATTCTTGTTTTGCTCGGAGTGGTTACAGACCCAACAACAGCAGGTATTACTGACAGTGAACGAGCGCTTGAGTATTACGAACCTAACAAGGAAAAATAAAATGGATATTGATACAAGTAGACTAAGAACTGACTTACCGCAAGTAGGAATTCAACCATATAGACAAGTTCACGCTCATTCAACAGGAAACCGAAACTCGACTGCTCAAAATGAAGCAGATTATCACATGCGTAGACCTGCTGAGTCAGGCTTCTTCTCACATGTTGTGGGGAATGGTCGAGTAATGCAGACATGGCTCACAGACCGTGGAGCTTGGGATGTTGGTGGTGGTTGGAACGTAGAGGGATATGGCCAAGTAGAGCTTATTGAGAGTCACGAAAGCAAGGAAGAATTCATGCGTGATTACAGACTTTATGTTCAATTATTACGTGAGCTTGCAGATGAAGCTGGTATCCCTAAAACTCTAGATTCTGACAGCCTAGCTGGAATTAAGACACATCAGTATTGCACATACAACCAACCCAACAACGCAAGTGACCATGTAGACCCATATCCATATTTAGCAAAATGGGGAATTAGTCGTGAGCAATTCAAGAAAGATATCGAAGGTGGTATCTCTACTGAAGCTGGTTGGCGCCAGGATGCTTATGGCTGGTGGTGGGAGGAGTCAGACGGCTCTTATCCAACAAACGATTGGAAGCAAATCAACGGCGAGTGGTTCAGATTCGACGATAAGGGATACTGCCTAATCAATAAATGGTTCTTTGATGGAAAATATTGGTTCTACCTTGATAAGCGTGGTGCTACCGTTACTGGTTGGGTATTCATCAACCATCGTTGGTATTACTTTGATAATGACGGTGGCATGGTCAAAGGCTGGGTTAAGTATCGAGAAACCTGGTATTATCTTGACGATAAAGATGGATATATGCTATCTAAGCAGTTCGTCAAATCGGGTGATGGTTGGTATTATTTGAAGGCAAACGGTGAACTTCACACAGAACCAGCCTTCACAATTGAGCCAGACGGCTTGATTACAGTTTCAGAATAATAATAAAATAAAACAGAAAGAATCAAAATTTATTACACTAGACCGCAGGCTCAGGCTTGCGGTTTTTTTGCTACCCAAAATGATACCCATAATTATTGACTATGTAATTTTACGGTGATTTTGGGGAATCTAATTTGTTGATTTTTCAAGGTTTTGAAGGCTATTGCACAATAGTTTTCTTTTATTGCAACAACAAGTTTCTGTTTACCCAATCGCAAAATAATCGCTCTAAGTAGCATAAAATAAGGCTTTCCGAGTTTTCGGAGAGCCTATTTTTTTGTTTTGATACCCACGCTGATACCCATATTTTAAAAACCAATGTAAGAAGCGAACTTGTCAGCCACTTCATCCTTTGCTTTTTGAGTGACGTGAGCATAGATATCCATAGTGGTTTGAATATTCTCATGACCTAATCTTTCCTGAACTTCCTTGATAGTAGCACCAGCTTCGAAGAGTAGTGAGCAGTGTGTATGCCTAAAGCCGTGTGGTGTGATTCGTTTGAAATCAGGATGCTTTCTCCAGATTCTATTCAACATATTGTTGACATGGACAACACTCTTAGGATCTCCATTTTCATTTTTAAAAAGAAGTCCTTTTGTACTATACTTGTGCCAATCTTTTAAAACCTTGATTGTTTT